TCGGTGCGCCAGCCCGCCGACCATCCGCTGACCGTCTATGCCGCGACTAAGCTGGCCAATGAGGCGATGGCTCATTCCTACGCCCACCTGTTCGGCTTTCCGGCGACGGGCCTGCGCTTCTTCACCGTCTATGGACCGTGGGGCCGTCCGGACATGGCCCTGTTCAAATTCACCCGCGCCATCCTGAAGGACGAGCCGATCGACGTTTACGGCGAGGGCCGGATGAGCCGCGACTTCACCTATGTCGACGACATCGTCACCGGCGTGATCGTCGCGCTCGACCGCCCGGCCGCCATCGATCCGACGTGGGACGCGGCCGCGCCCAATCCGGCCACCAGCGGCGTCGCCCCCTGGCGCATCCTGAACCTGGGCGCCGGCCGTCCGGTGCCGTTGATGCGCTATATCGAGGTGCTGGAGACCAAGCTGGGCCGCAAGGCCAAGCTGAACCTCATGCCCATGCAGGACGGCGACGTGGCCGACACCGAGGCCGACGTCGCCGAGACCCTGGCCGCTCTCGACTACGCCCCCTCGACCCCGGTAGAGGAGGGCGTGGCTCGCTTCGTCGACTGGTACTGCAACTTCTATCGTGAGAACTGACGCGCGCGTCAGCGCCGCGCCGAACGACGGTGGTCTTCAACGATTTCGCGGAGATGCCCTGGTGGAGCCGAGGGACGACTAACTAGGCCGCAAGAGTGACCATAGTGCTTCGTTCAAAGCCCGCCACCATTGACGTTGCGCCTCGCGTCCGTCGTAACTCGCCATAGTGCTACGGGGCCAACCGGCCAAACTTTTAGGGTCGCTTTTAGGGTCACCTTTAGGGTCGATCCCATTTGACCCGCTCTACGCGTTCGTGGATCGTTCTCCTATGGCTCACCAAATAAAGCGGCTGACGGCCGTCGCCGTCCGCGCCCACAGCGCCCCAGGTCTCTACGCCGACGGCGCTGGCCTGTACCTCCAGATCAACAAAACCGGCGCCAAGAGCTGGACCTTCATCTTCCAGTGGCGCGGCGCGCGCAAGCAGATGGGTCTCGGCTCGCTGAAGGTTCGCAGCCTGGCTGAAGCGCGGGAAGCGGCGGACGCCGCCCGCAAGCTGGTTGCCGGCGGCATCAACCCCATCGAGGAGCGCGGCGATACGCGCACGACCGACCGGACGTTCGGTGCCCTGGCAGACCAATTGCTAGAAGCCCTGCGACCGGAGTGGAAGAACGCCAAGCACGTCTACCAGTGGGAGCGGAGCCTCAAGGTGGACGCTGTGCCCCTGCGTGCCCTCGATGTCGACGCGATCGCGACCGAGGATGTTCTGGCCGTCCTGAAGCCGATCTGGGCGGTGAAGCCCGAGACGGCCTCCCGCACGCGCGGCCGCATCGAGCGGGTGCTGGACGCCGCCAAGGCAAAGGGCCTGCGCACCGGGGAGAACCCTGCCCGCTGGAAGGGTCACCTCGCCCTGCTGCTGCCGAAGCGGCCGAAGCTCTACAAGGGCCACCACCCGGCCATGCCCTTCGACATGGTGGCGGACTTCATGCGGGACCTACGCACTCGACCGGCGGCGGCGGCTCGCGCATTGGAACTGCTGATCCTGACAGCGTCGCGCACCGGCGAGATCGTGGGCGCGGAACGGTCGGAGTTCGATCTGTCGAAGAAGGTCTGGACGGTCCCGGCCGAACGCATGAAGGGCAAGGTCGAGCATCGTGTCCCCTTGACGGAAGGCGCCGTGAAGATCGTGCAGGCCGCGATGACCGAGGGGGACGTGTTGGCCAAGCTGAACCCGCAGGTTCCGACGCGGTGGTTGTTCACTCGACCGGACGGCATGAAGCCAATGTCGAACATGGCGATGATCATGCTTCTGCGCCGCATGGGTCACGAGTCCTATAGCGTCCACGGCTTTCGCTCGACGTTCCGGGACTGGGCAGGGGAGTGCACGAACTTCCCGCGCGAGGTCGTTGAGGCCGCGTTGGCGCACCAGGTCGGAAACGAGGTGGAGCGGGCCTATCGCCGGGGCGACGCGCTAGAGAAGCGCCGCAAGCTCATGGACGCGTGGTCTGGATACTGGGGTTGGGGTCAATTCAAAACCGTCGGGCCCCCGCAAAATGCGAGCCGATAGGTTACACCTGAGCTGTGACCCACTCTTTCATCGCTTACATCGACGAATGCGGCGACGATGGCCTCGGCAACTATCGCCAGGCAGGTTCATCTGGCGGAGCCTCTCGCTGGCTCACCCTGTCGGCAACCGTCTGCCGTATGTCGCGCGACCTTGAGGTCGTCGGCTGGAGGGATGAAATTGCCGCTCGCCTTAATCAGGCAAAGAAAGGTAAGCCCCTACACTTTGTCGGGATGAACCACCAGCAGCGCGTGGTCGCGTCTCAGGTCTTGGCCGATAAGCCGATGCGGTCCATGTGCATCGTAGCGAACAAGCCGGTCATCCCCGCGGGAATCTACACCGGGAAGAACCAGCTCTATTTTTACCTGTGTCGCTATCTCATTGAGCGAATATCTTGGCTCTGCCGAGACATGCGCAGGAGCGTCCCAGAGGGCGACGGCCGGGTGAAGATCGTCTTCTCCCGGCGCGGCGGCATGTCCTACGACGACTTCCGAGACTACCTCACTAAGCTTCGTGAGCGTAACGATCCTGCCATTCAGATCAATTGGCCCACAATCGACATTGAAGGCGTGGACGCCCAAGATCATTCCCGCAGGGCGGGTTTGCAAATTTCGGATATTGTCGCGAGCGCCATCACAGCCGCCGTGGAACAGGACTTTTACGGGAACTGCGAGCTTCGCTATGCAGAGATCTTACGGCGTATCATCTACCAGCGCCGAGGAAATTATCTCAGCTACGGGATGAAGCTCTATCCTTGGGCGGAACGGCTTGAGCTTGACGCCCAACAACAAGCTTTGATCGGTCTGTTCAGGGAAATGTGAGGCAGCCCCCCGGCCCATAATTGCGATTACTCGCCTGCACCCTTTCGGGTGCTTTGGGTAGTTCCAGCGCGTGGCTGCCTCTTGTGGAAGATTCACAAATTTGGATGAAAAGTCAAGAGCTTCGTTAAGTTCTTGAACCGATTCAAGTTTCTTTGTTCTCACTCAGTTCCACTCTGTGGTGGCGGCTGAACGATCACAATGTTCGTCAAGCTGCTCGCGCCGCCGGCGCCTGGTCAATCACGCGCTGAAGATCCTCGCGAGGAACCACGGTCCTGCCGCGCACCTTCTTCGCCACCACATCGCCCTCGCGGATCATCTTCCACATGGTGGTGGCGCCGACGCCGAGCGCCTGGGCGGCCTCGTCCACGGTGTAGGCCAGCTTCGAGCCGGGCGGCAGTTCGATGACCTTACGCTTTGTGCTCACGACTGCGGTGGTCATGCCGCGACCCTCAGCAAGAGTTCGCAGAAACCCATGCTCCCGACGCCGAGGGCGCCGCCGAGCGCAATCAGCTTCCAGATGGGTGTGCGGTGGTGGGCGGCGTTCGACCAAGAGCAGCGCATCATTTCGCGCCCTTCGCCGCCGGGCTGCCGTCGTCGCCCATGAAGAACTTGGCCACCAAGGGCGTAATCGGCAGGTCCAACACTTGGATGGCGTTGGCGACAGCGGAACGGATCAGGTTCGCCGCGTCGTCGGCATCGTCGGAGACCGCATGCTGGACGGCATGAAGCTGCCCCATCGCCGCGACCAGCTGGAAGGCGACGCCGCCCTTGCTCGCTGGCGTCATTCGCAGAGCAGCGCTGGGGATGGCCATCAGATCGTTCTCTGCCCGCGAGTAGGCCAGGATCTCCTTAGGAGACAAAGCAGTGGTGCTCGTATCTTTGGCGTCGAGCTCGTCATGCGTGCTGAGAGCCTCGAACATCTCGCCCGAGAGGCCGCTGACCTCGCAGTCGAGGTGATCCGGCCAGAACCAGACCGTGTTGGTCGCCTCACCCGAAATAAGGCGGTGATCCATGTTGAATTTCGACAGTGCGCGGGTGTCTTCGACGATGCTCTCGATCGCACACGCATGGTCCGCCAAGGCCCGAATGTTACATCCCCAGGCATCATATCCGCCCGGCTCATTGGCCGCCCGATAAGCCATGCTTTCGGCGTGGCGGCGCGCCTTGATGACCAGACCCGATGGCGCATCGCCGGGGCGGACGTCGCCGATTTCCAGCAATACACTACGGAGCTCACGAGCAGACTGGCACCACGGCGCGTCCGATTCATCACCGGACCCGAACTGGGTCAGCGTCGGCCTGATCTTGGCGGCAATGCCAGCCCAGTGCGCGGCCCTGGTGTCGAACAGTTCGGCGCGGGCCGCCTTGTATCGCTCGTAGATTTGCTTGTTGGCGGCCTGCCGACGTTCGTACTCAGGTTCGTCGCTCGCCGCCTCGTATTCGTATTCGAATGCCCGGTCGCTCGCTGCCTCGGCTTCTTCGAACTCGGCCTGGATTGCAGCCCATGAGCGGTGCGTGACCGCCTCAGCCGCGTTCACTGCGTTTCGCGCAGCAGTCATTGCTCCGACGGAAGGCCCGCCGGCGGTTCTTTCGGTCACGGCCTGCATGGCGCGCTCCTAAATTGTCGGTGGATCAGGCGGCGGCGATCAGCGGCCGAAGTTCAGCAATGATGGTGCTGGACCATCGGAGCTGTCGGCTGTTTCCGGTCCCATTGCCCCGAGCCACATCGACCATGACGCCCCCGGCGGCGACGCCCTTGTCGGTCGGTTCCCAGGCGCCAGGGCTGCCGGACTGGAAGCCATGCTCAAGAAGTTTGGCGTTGATGAAGCGAGCCGAGACTTCGCCCAGCCGTTCGCCGATCTCAGTAGGCGTCAGGAGGATCGTCTGCTGCGGCGCGACCAGGTGTTTCAGGCCCATGACGCCCAGCACATCGACGCCGGTGATGCGTTCGGTCAGGGCGTTGGCGCCCAAGGCCTTCTGATTGGCGTCGCGAATGCCCAGCTGATCGCTGATGGACTCGGCCCATGCCCACGTTGAGGTCAAGGTGCGGCTGCTCGGGGGACGCTTCAGCGCGGCCGCGCGGCGCGGAGCCTTGGCCTTACGCTCGCAGTCGATGAAGTAGCGGCGGACCATCCGGCCCCGCTCGTTGTTCTCGACCATGCCCAGCTCTTTGGCCATGTCGATGGTCAGGACGTATTCGGTCGTCGGGCGACCGCCCTTGGGTTTTGCGCTCGCCGGATTTGGCGAGCTCAAACCGCTGGAGGGGTTTTCACCAAATCCGGGGAAAACCTCATAGTCGACGCCCTTCTCGAACCCGTAGGTCCGAATGCGGTCCTTCGTCCAGGTGGAGAAGTCGCGGCCGACCTCCAGAAAGGCATGCAGCGCCCGGCCATCCACGGTCTGGATGGCGACGCTTCCGACGGTCCCGGCGGTGACGGCCGGAAAGGCGGGGGTGTCAGCTACGGCAAGGGCGCGGCTGGCGGTTGAAACTGTGTCTGGGTGCGGCAAGGCGCGGCTCCATCACGTTGGGTGATGAGCAACACGGTAACTCGATATCGAGTTAAGTCAACACGTATCTGTGTTAAAGCGCATGCACCGCCACAACCCGGTGGATGTCCACGGCATCATTATGGATGTCTACGTAATGGGGGTCGTCGTGAGCTATGACGCTATTCGTCGGCGTCAGAGCGGGATCAATCGCAATCTTTATGGCCACAACGCCTTCAGCGGCCAAACTTTTCTGCCGAACAAGGCACGCATCGAAATGCCGGAGCGGCGAGTGCGGGCTTAAAAACAAAACATCGCCAAACCGAAATATCACATCCCCCATCGGACCGGTGATGTTTTTGGACAGCACGACGGCGTAGGTATCAGCCAGAGCCGCAACAAACGAGGGAGCCTCCACCATTTCGGTTAGGGCAAGTTCTTGGTTCGCCGCTAGCCGATAGGTGGAAATAAGCCTGCTATGTGTGGACGCGACACTTGCTTGCGCGCTGTGAATCAAAGCCGCCTCTTGCCGTAGGCTTACAGATCTCAGCGAGAGGAGCGATATGATCGGCGTCGTGTAGCGAGAGTGCTTAACCTCCCCCTTCTCGATCCGATCAATGGTTTGTTGGGTCGTCCCGACGGCCTCGGCTAGAGCCGCCTGCGAAAGCCGCGCGCGCTCGCGCATCGTGCGAATTTTCTGACCGATTTCTTCGGCACTTTGTTGCGTCGCATCCATTGCCTGCCTCCGAAGCCGTCCACTGCCGGCCTTAGGTGGACAAGACAAACCTGTCCAACACACCCTTGTGTGAAAGGTGTTGGTAACAACACTTACGCGTGTTAGCGTAACTGCATGACGGTTCGCCCAAGCCCAGACATCACGAGAGTCCTCCTAAGCGAGGCGATTCAAATTTTCGGCTCTCAGTCGAAGCTGGCGGCGGCCACCGGCCGCTCTCAAAATGCTGTGTGGCATGCGCTGAAAAACGGCAGGGTATCTGCCGAGTTCGCGATGGCGATCGATGCCGCAACAGACGGTCAGGTTTCACGATCTGCGCTTCGTCCAGATGTGTACCGACCTGTTGCGAGAAAAGCGGGCGCCGCCTGATGCAAAGCCGCCTTCGCCTTCTCCCGCTGCTCCTGCGCCAGACGCCACCACTTCGGCTCGCGCGTCTCCCGCGCGGCAACGCTGCACGCTCCAGCCGCAACTCCGTGGCGGATCGCCCGCAAGATTTCTGCGGACGGCTCCGGTCCGCTGTTCGCCCTGTCCAACATCTCAACCTCCGATCCTGTGAGGCGACATTCGGCCAACTCCGGTCGTCCGTCACCTTGCACGCATAAGGCTCTTGGCAATGAACGATTTCTCTCCCGCTCTTCTGAAGGCGCACTTCGGCCAACTGGTCGACGCCGTCGGCACGCAGGAGGCCGCTGCCGCCTTTCTCGGCGTCAGTCGTCAGCGCGTCGGCCAGTTGATCAGCACTGCGAACAACGACCTGCCGACCTGGGCGCAGGTGTGGAAGCTGGAAAAGGTGACGGGCCAGTCGCTGGTCTTCGGTGCGTTCGGTCGCATGACGGCAGGCGAAGAGGCCAAGAGCGGCGCCCTGACTGCTGCGGTCGAAAGCACCGCCACGGCGACGCGCGCCCTTCAGGCCGTTCATGCGGCGAAGGCTGACGGCATCATCGAGCCGCACGAGGTTGAAGCTGTGCGGGATGCGGCGCGCGACAACCTGATCGCCGCCCAGCGCCAATACGACGAGAGCATGCGCTTGAGCTCGACGGGGGCGGCGGCATGAGCGCAGAGGTTGTCCATTTCTATGCGCCTGCCGCCCCTCCCCTGCTCGAGCGGGCCAAGCGCGCCCATCAGATCGTCAATGACGCCGCTGACGAACTCAGCGTGGCTCCAGGCGGCGGCGGCGAAGCTGTGACGTTTCTGGCCATGGCGGTCGCAGTTCATCTGCGCTGCGCTTTGGGCGATGCGCAAGGGCGGGCGGCGATGCAGAAGGCGGTCACGCATGCGTTCGGCTCGGAGGGCGTATGACGGACCTCGGGGGGACGCCGCAGCTACCACATAGCTACGAGGCCGAAGCCGCCTTGCTGGGGATCCTGTTGTTCGACAACATGGCCATGGAGCGCGTCGACGACCGGTTGCGGCCTGAGCATTTTCACGAGCCGTTTCATCAGGCGATTTTCTCGGCCATCAAGGATGAACTAGGCGCCGGACGGCGGGCGGATCCAGTACTACTGGCCAGCGCGCTCAAGGCTCACCCCGCCAACGAAGCCTTCGGCGGCTTCAGCTACCTGTGCATGCTGATCGACAAGGCCCCGCCGTCGTCGGCAACGCGGCAGTATGCCGGAGAGGTGTACGATCTCGCCCTGAGGCGGGACCTCTGGCGCTTGGGCGAGAACCTCAAGGCTGAGGCCTCCAATCATGATCTGCCCGCGCTGGAGCACATCGCTGCTGCCGAGGGCGTCCTGTTCGCCTTGGCGGAGAGCGGCGAGCAGGCTCGCGCCGTCGCATCCTTCTCCGAAGCAGCCAGCGGCGCTGTCGCCATGGCCCAGGCGGCGTTCAAGCGTGCCGGGAAGCTGACCGGGATCTCGACCGGCCTGATTGATCTGGACCAGAAACTGGGCGGCCTTCACCCTTCGGACCTTCTGATCCTCGCGGGTCGCCCGTCGATGGGAAAGACGGCGCTGGCGACCAACATCGCCTTCGACGTCGCCCGCAACTACCGCTGTGAGCGGACGCCTGACGGCGGGAGCAAGACGGTGGACGGCGGACGGGTGTTCTTCGGCTCGCTGGAAATGTCCAAAGAACAGCTGGCCGCCCGTATCCTGGCCGACGCCAGCGGCGTTTCAGGCGACCGCATCAGGAAGGGTCAGGCGTCCGAAACGGAAATGCGCGACTACGTCGAGGCGGCGGAGCGGCTGAACGCGATCCCCCTGCATATCGACGACACCGGCGGCATCCATGTCGCGAAGTTCTGCGCTCGCGCGCGCCGCCATCACCGCAAACATGGCCTCGACCTGATCATCGTTGACTACCTTCAGCTCATGACCACGGACGTGAAGGGTAACCGCACCCAAGAGGTGTCGGTCATCACCGGCGCCCTCAAAGCCCTCGCCAAGGAACTGAACGTGCCGATCATCGCCCTGTCGCAACTGTCGCGGCAGGTTGAGACCCGCGAAGACAAGCGGCCGATGCTCTCCGACCTGCGCGAGTCGGGCTCGATCGAGCAGGACGCCGACTGCGTCATGTTCGTTTACCGCGAAGCCTACTACGTCGCCCGCGCGGAGCCTCGGGAGGGCTCGACAGCGCACATGGACTGGGCAGAGGAGATGTCCAAAGTCGAAGGCCAGGCTGAGGTCATCATCGGCAAGCAGCGCCACGGGCCCATCGGCACCGTCAAACTCGCCTTTGACGACGATCTGACCCGCTTCAGCAATCTGGCCCATCAGGACCGCTACGACGCTGGTCCGCGCGAGCCCATCTACTCGTTTGGGGGCCAATGATGACCGCTCCGCTGACACCCGCCGATTGCGATCTTCAGGACTTCCCGTTCATGCCACTTCAGGTCGCCCGCCTGAGGGACAGTGATCTGGCCGCCGAAGAGCATCCCGAGGCCTGCTGGTACGCAGTGCTGCTGTGGGCGGCCGCATGGCACCAGCTGCCCGCCGGTTCCCTGCCCGATAACGAGACCGTTCTCGCTCGGCTGTGCGGGCTGGGTCGGGATCTCAAGACCTTCCGCAAGCACCGAGCCGGTGCAATGCGAGGCTTCATCCTGTGCGATGATGGGCGCTTCTACCACCCCGTCATCGCTGAGCAGGCCATCGCCGCCTGGGACGGTAAGAGGCAGCAGCGCTGGCGGACCGAGTGCGCGCGCATCAAGAAGGCCAACCAGCGCAACGGAACGGACCTCCCGGCGCCGACCTATGAGCAGTTCCTCGACGGCGTGTCCCCAACTGTTTCCGCTCCCAGTCCCGAAAATGTCCCCGAGGACATGGCCGATTGTCCCGAGGGACAACGGCTCCAAGAGAAAGGGACAGGGATAGATAATAAGGATGCTAACGCATCCTCTGTCTTGACCGAGCCAAAGACGACGAGAGCGCCTTCCCGAAAATCGAAGACCGTCGGCCCTGAGCCGTTCGAGGCCGCCTGGAAGGCCTACCCCCACGTCGAGGGTCGTTCGTCCAAGCCCAATGCGCTGGCCGAGTGGAAGAAGCTCGGCGAGGACGAGCAGGCGGGCCTGCCCGCTGCGATCCAGCGCTTTGCGCCCAAGGTCGGCCAAGCCCACGGCGACAAGGGCGCCCCTTGCATGGCCCGGTGGCTGAAAGACGGGAAACACCTGAACTGGATGCCACCCGCAGCCGCAGCGCCCGTCCTGGAGTTCGACGGACCCCCGGCGCTGCTAGCCTCGGTGTTGCATGCGACGAACGAGGACTTCGTCCGGAAATGGGTCAGGCCCTGTCGCTGGCGAGAGGCGGATCGGGCGCTAGTGGCGAGGAACTCCTTCAGCGCCAAGCAACTCATGACGCAGCTTTCGGGTTGGCTGGCGAAGAACGACGTCAGGGTCGAGGTCGCGCCAGAGCCGGGCCAGGAGGTTGCCTGATGGTCGAGCGGATCACGCTCATGCAGCAGCACGCGGTCAACGAGCAGCGGCGCATGGGGCGATCAGACCGGCAGGTCGAGAAGATCGTCGGCTTGCCGAGCGGCATCCTCTCCCGCCCCTTCATCGTGGTCGATGACCGCGACCCGCGCCCGCAGCGGGGCCCAGGCATCAGCCCCCGCACCCTTTACCGATACACTCTGTTCTGAAAGGCCCCTCCCCATGGGCAAAGCCACCAAACCCCGCCTCAACCCCCGCTCCAAGGGCGGCCGCCCCCGTCAGCCGGGCGAGCGCACCAAGGGCGGACGCCTGAAGCACAGCCCGAACGAGCGCGTCCTGCAGATGCGATCGGTCTTCGGCGTCGACCATATCGGTCAGGCGTTCTCCCCCATCCAGATCGCATTCAAGAACGGCTGGCTGAGCGAAGCCGACTGCCGGACAGCCGCCGAGTTCGCATCGCTTCACGCAGCCGCCGGTATGGGCCGCAGCAGCATCAGCCTGTCCGCAGGGATGGAGGTAAAGCCCGGTGCCGATACATCGGGTGACGTGACGGCCGCGTCGTTCTTCGCCACCCTACCGGACCGCGAAGTCGCCGAGATCTGGGACGCCGTGTTCATAGACGACGGTGGTCGCGCCCTGAACCGTGAAGAGGCGGCAGCCCGCGCCATGAAGCGCTGGAAGCTGGCCTGCGCCGCCATGACGCCGGAGCAGCGCGAGGAGGTCCATAACGTCTGCATCCTCGACAGCTTCCCGCAGTGGATTATCCAGCGCGCTCACGGCCGGATGGACACGAGTTGGGAGAGGAAGCGTGATCTGCTGATCGGTGGCCTGCGCGCCGTTCGGGCAGCCCTGAACCCCCCGAAAGGAAAGCCCGAGCCCCAGCCTCAGGCGTCAGTGAAATCGGCGTCCAGGCGCGCTCATATCGAGCGGACCGTCTACGTGAACGAGGATGGCGACCCGCTGCTCGAGGTCGAGCGCATTGCCAGACGCCCTGCGGCTTGACCAGACGGCCGCGCATTTGAGAACATTGCATGAACCTGAGGGCGATTCTTAATGATCAGATTGATTGATCTACCAGGCGTTGCAGAGATTGAAGCTCGCGTACGGCTGAACGCTACGGCCCGCATCAAGGGTGATGATTGGGATTTGGCAAGGAAGGTCTCAGCGCTCACCGAAGGCGTCTTCGGCATCAAGGGGGACCCCGCCTACGTACGTCTGGACTACTTCAGCGAAGAGTACTTCCGCATAGGCGCGGAGGCTTACAACGCCAAGTATTTCGCCGCTGATGACGAAGAGACTTATGACCTGTCAGACGTCGAGTCCTGGCTGGCGGATGGGTGGGACATCAGGGACGCAAACGGCCAAGAGCTTCTGTGCTTCGAGCTATTCGAGGATGCGGTTCAGTGCATAGAAGACGGCATCGCCGGGCGAACCAAGACGGAACTGGAGGCGATGATCTGGTCCGCTCGCAAAGCGCCCGCTCCAAAGAAGCCCTCACCAGGTGATAAGAGACGCAATCAGGCCTTTCTCGATTTAGGCCAACGCCGTCGACGGAGGGCTTGACGGCCGGATCGAATAGGAAGATAAGCCTAAGTGCAGATATGTCAGGGTCGCACGAAATCCTGACCGAGAGACCCCGGAGCATCACGCAGCCGGGGTTTTTTCATATCCAGTTTGACGCGCCACAGCGTCGCTGCAAGCTCCCTTAAGGGCGAGAGGACGGCAGGCTTAGGGTTGGGAGTTCCCGGCCGGGCCTGCCGTCTGCTCCTACAAGGGACTGGCCGTCGGTCGACAATCCGTCGAGTCCGCCCTGTCGACGTTAGGCAGAAGCGTCCCGGTCACCATCTCGGACGAGCGGACGTTCGACCAACTGATCTGCGTCGTGTCCACCACACGACCGTCAATGATGAAAGCGCATTCCAGCAGGATGTAATCCAACTTCTTGCCGGTCAGGTTTGTCACGCTGACAGGCAGGCGCGGCCCCGCTCGATAGGTTGCCTCGCCGATATGCACGGGAAGAACTTTTCGCAGATCAGGTGGTGGTGGCGCCGATCTGGCCGAGCTCGCAGGTTGATCGCAGGCTGCCAGGGCGAAAGCCAAGGGCAGAGCCGTCCAAGCCAGTGTCTTCATCATCATCTCCTGAATCGCGCGGCACTATCTCTGAGGGAACGTCGGATGTCCAAAACGCCACGCCCGCTTGGTGAGCATCAGGTCTGCCGCCCAGCCCCGATGTCGCGCCAGGCCCCGCCGCCCGGCGTCACCCATGAGCGCACGGACACCCGCCGTTCCAACATCGGCCTGACGACTCGTCGGTCCTGATAGCCAGGAGAGAGCATGAACGCGCCGCGCATCACCGAGCGTCATGAGCGGACCATCGTTCGCACGTACACGAAAGCCCAGATCGAGGCGCTGCTCCGCAAGGCTCTGTTCGAAGAGCTGGGTGCTGACGCTTGGAAGGGAGAGCCGAGGGTAACGGTTCGGTTCGAGAACGAAACCGAGGGCTCGCCTGCCTATGTCGTCGGGACGAAGGCCATCATTGAGGTGGTCGAGGACCTCACGCCAAGCCCTCGCGTCACGGGGGCGAAGCCGCCCATGCCGCCGTCGCCGCCCCCGCCGCCTCCCTGCCGAGCCTAGAGAGATCGCCCATGCCTGAGCGCCTGCTGACGGTGGGGGAGAGATTGCTCCTCGGCCAGGTGATGAAGCCCGTCCCGGCCAAGACGATCAAGCGAACGCTGAGGCTGTTCGCGCAAAGCCTGCATCATCAAGGGCTGCTGGCCCTCCGCTTCGACTGGGAAGCCTTCGACGTGCTGGTCTCGATCACGGAAGAGGGCCACGCTCGCCTCGAACGGGACCGACAGCGCCGTCAGACCGACCTCTGACCACCCCCTGGGGTCACGGGTCCTTTCTGAGGGGGCGGCGCCGTATACGGGCGGCTGAGGCATGTACGTTTTTCAGCTATGGGCGCCAAACCCGGTTGACGGTTGACGGAGGTTGACGATGGCCCTCGTCAGCATGGCTGAATACGCCAAGCAGCACGGTGCCTCGAAGCAGGCGGCCAGCAAGTGGAAAGCCAAGGGCTGCCTGAAGATCATCGACGGCAAGGTCGACGTTGCGGCGTCGGATCGCATCATGGCTCATGCGGGCCTCGGGCGGTTCGCGGATCGGTCAACTGAGGCGTCAACGGTCAACCGTCAACCGAGTAAACCAGTTGTCCGCGAACTCGCTGGGCTGGCCGAGGAGCTGACGGACGCCGCCGAAGAGGCGGAAGACCTACAACCCGCCCTGATCGCGTTCGCCAATCGGCTCGCGGAGGGGCACAACGTCGACAAGATTACGGCCGAGACGTTCAAGGAGAACGGCCTCGCCCTGCTTCGCCTGATCGACGCCCGCAAGCGCGCTGGTGAAGTTGTCGAGATGGCCGACGCCGAGGCCGTCATCTTCGAAATGTTCCGCCTCCAGCGCGACGCCTGGCTGAACTTTCCGTCTCGCGTGGCCCCCCTGATCGCGGCCGAGCTCGACGTCGAAGCTGATCAGGTGTTGGAGGCGCTGACGGCTCATGTGCACCAGCAGCTCTCCGATCTGGGCCAACCATCTAACCCGCTCCGACAAGATGGAGCGGCTCAGGCTGACGGCGAAGAAGGCGTTCAATCCGCCTCCGCGGCTCAGCCTTCCCGAGTGGGCTGACGAGTTTCGCCGCCTTGCCCCTGAGGCGGGCAGCAGCTCCGGCCGCTGGCGCACATCCACGGTCGAGATCGGGCGGGGCCCGATGCTGGCCGTCACAGAGCCGGGCGTTGAGGTGCTCTCGGCGATGGTGTCGACGCAGCTTCTGAAGACGGCGCTGCTCGAGAACATCTTCGGTTATCACGCGCACCTGAACCCCTGTCCGATCCTGCTCGTGCAGCCGAAGGATGACGCCGCCGAGGCGTTCTCAAAGGAGCGCATCGCCCCGATGATCCGGGTGACGCCGGTTCTTAAGGGGCTGGTCGGCCACCGCCACACGCGGACGTCGGAAGACACTCTGACGTTCAAGAGTTTCCCAGGCGGCTTTCTGGCGCTGGTGGGCGCCGGTAGCCCTGACAACCTGGCCCGTCGCCCGATCCGCCTGACCCTCTACGACGAGGTCGACAAGTATCCGGTCACGAAGGAAGGCGACCCGTTCGTCCTGGGCGACGAACGACAAGCGACCTTCTCCGACGCCCTGAGCGTGCGGACCTGCTCGCCGACCATCGCGGGCGAAAGCCGGATCGAGAGCAGCTATCTCGACGGCGACCAGCGCAAGCCATCGGTCGCATGTCCGCATTGTTCGCACCGCCAGTTCCTGACCTGGGATCATGTGCAGTGGCCGAAGCGTGAGGTCGAAGGCCACGAGAAGGAACACCTTCACCAGAAGGCCCAGGTCTTCTGTGAGGCTTGCGGCGTCGGCTGGAGTGAAGGCGAGCGCCTGAAGTCGCTCGCGACGATCCGGTGGCACCAGACGCGGCCGTTCATTTGCTGCGGTGAACGCCAGATACCTCTTGAGGCGTACACCTCATTGTCGAAGGCAGGGGAGCCCGACCCTGTCGGTTCGCTCTGGGACTGGTGGGAGAGCTCGCGCTGGGCGGTCTATCGCGCCAAGTGCCGTTGCTGTGGCGACTGGGCCGTTTCCAATCAGCACGCCAGCTTCAACGCCGGGAAGCTGTACAGCCCCTGGAGCCGAAAAGACGCCCCCGCCCGGATCGCCAAGAAATGGCTCGATGCGCAGGGGGACGAGGACAAGCTTCAGGCGTGGTGGAACACGCAGATGGGGCTTCCCTATCGCCGCAGCGCCGGGAAGTTCATTGCGGCCGAGACGCTGGCGGCGCGTCGCGAGAACTGGAAAGAAGGCCACGTTCCGAACGGCGTCGCGGTCCTGACGGCCGGGATCGACACGCAGGACGACCGCGTCGAGGTCGAGGTCGTAGGCTGGGGCTTCGATCAGGAGTCGTGGTCCGTCGACTACAAGGTCATCGAGGGCGCGTTCGACGATCCAGTCACGAGGAAGAAGCTCGACGAATACCTGTTGACCGTCTTTCGGCGTGGAGATGGGCGCGAGTTCCGCATCGCCGCGGCCTGCCACGACTCCGGCGGTCACTTCACCGATAGCGTCTATCAGTTCAGCAAGGAGAGGCTGGGGCGACAGGTTTGGGCGATCAAAGGCGCCAGCGACCGCGCCGGGCGCCGCTCGCCCGTTTGGCCCGCCAAGCGCCCCACCAAGAAGGGCAGGGAGAAGTTCAGGCCCTTCATCATCGGGACGCAGACGGCGAAGGACACGATATCTCACCGGCTGCAAGTCGCGCTTCCGGGCCCCGGTTACATGCACTTCCCCGCGGACCGCGACTTCCACTGGTTCAGCCAGCTCACGGCCGAGCGCCCCAAGGTCAAGGTCGAGGGTGGCCGGAAATACTGGGTCTGGGAACAGATCCCAGGCCGGGCGAACGAGGGCCTCGACTGCCGCGTCTACGCGTACGCCGCACTGATGGGCCTTATCGCGAAAGGGCTGAAGTTGAACGCTCACGCCACCTCAGTCGAAGCCGAACAACCCATTCCACCGGGCCCGCCGCCCGCCGAACCCGATGAGGGGTCGGAGACCCCGCCCGCAGCGCCCGCGAAGCGCCGCCGCCGCCCTCGACGACAAGGGCCCGGCTCAGACGACGACTGGCTGTGGTCTGGTCGCTAGGAGGTTTGCATGCCCGCATCGGACAACTATTCGACCGAGCTGACGCAACTGCGCGAAGGCTTGGCAAGCGAGCATGTGACCGTCGAGAGCAACGGCCGCCGCGTGACCTACCGCGGCGTCGATGAAATCCGAAAGGCCATCGACTACTTCGAGGGCTTGGGTGGGAAGAGGCGGAAGCGTCGGACCCGCTACAAGGCCGCCTCGTTGGGGCGCTACTGATGCAGGCCGCGCTTTCGGACCGGCTCGTCGGCATCATCTCGCCCCGCGCCATGCGCCGCCGTATGGCCGCGAGGGCTGGGGCTGAGCTGGTCGATATGTCCCTGAAAGCTGCCCGCCCGAGCAGCGGGCGCAGGCGGTATGAGGCCGGGCGCCACAACCGCCTGACGCGCGACTGGCACCCTGGCCCCGGCAGCGCCGATGCGACGATCGCCCAAGACCTCGGAGTGATGCGCAATCGCTCGCGGGACTTGGCGCGGAACAACCCGTACGTCGCCGCGCTGGTGCGCCAGCTCGTCGCGAACCTCGTAGGGGACGGCATCGAGGCGCGAGCCGCGCACCCCGATCCAGCGATCCAGAAATTGGCGCAGGAGATCTGGCTCAAGTTCGCTCGCTCGAAGGTCGACGGGCGCCACGACTTCTACGGCCTGCAAAAGCTGGCCGTGCGCACGATGGTCGAGGGCGGCGACGTTCTGAACGTGTGGACGGCTAAGGACGGCGTGCCTGACGCCCGCTGCCGTCTGGTCGAGGGCGATCAACTGGAAACGCCTTCCGGCCTGTGGGGTCTGCTGAACACGAACGGGCCTCTGATCCGTGACGGCGTCGAGTTCGACGGGGCGGGAGACCGAGCGGCTTATCATCTGCTGCGCGATCACCCCGGCGACATGCTCCGTGGCCTGCTCCGCAAGTATGATCGCGTCGACGCTCAGCACGTGGATCACATGTTTGAGCCCACGCGCCCCGGTCAGACCCGAGGGGTTCCTTGGCTCGCGCCGAGCATGATGGTCGTGCGTATGCTCCAAGATCTGGACGTAGCCATCGCGACCAAAAAGCGAATGCAGGCGTGCATCGGCATCATCCGCACGATGTCGCGTGACGAGGACGAAGAAGAAGTCGACGTCGGCACCGAGACGGAAGCGGGCGAGGATGAAGGCTCCGGCTCTCCAGCTCTGGAGCGGATGGTGCCCGGCATGGTCGTCGAAGGCTTGCCCGGCGAGGAATACACCACAATCACCCCGACGGCTGACGGCGATAGCGACACTTTCTATCGCCAGCAGCTTCGGAGCGTGGCCGCGGCCATCGGCATCCCCGACCACCTGATGACCGGGGATGTCGGCCAAGCGAACTATTCGAGCCTGCGCGCCGCTACGGTGGCGTTCTGGGCTGTGCTCGACGACTGGCAGTGGAACGTCATCGTTCCGTTCCTATGCGATCCGGCCTTCGCCCGTGTCATGCGGCGCGAGGCACTGCTTCGCCGAGAGCCACGGCTAGCGGAATGCACCGCCGAGTGGACGCCGCCTCCGCGCCAGTGGGTCGACCCGATCAAGGATGTCGCGGCGCTCGTCATGCAGGAGCGCGCGGGCTTCATCAACAAGCCCGAAATCCTCGCCCAGCGCGGCAAGGAATACAGGGCTCACTTCGCAGAGAAGGCAGAGGTCCAGGCGCTGGGCGACAAGCTAGGGCTGGTCTTCGATACCGACCCGCGGCGCGTCAATGGGTCGGGCGCCCTGCAGCCGCCGTCCGGGTTTGTCCTGCCTAAGGACGATGCGGACAGTCGGTCGGTCGTGAGCTTCTTCGGCCGGATGCTGGACGCTACGGAGCGCGGCGACCGCGCCGCGATCAATCAGGGCTTCGTCGAAGCCGCCACCGCGCTTCGCGACGGTGATCCGAACGGCCAGGCGATGGCCGCCATCATCGGCGCCCTGACCGGCGCCGACGAACCCGAGAACAGGGAATAGCCATGCTGCTACGCTCACGCCTTATGGGCGCGGCCCCCGTGCGCGCGCCTGCTACCGACGCGGGTAGCCACCCAGCACCGACCGGGTATCACGGTCAGACGGTGCAGCGGTTCGCCGCCTTTGCGCCTTCGACTTACGACGCCGCGACCCGCTCGGTTGAGGTGGTCATCTCGACCGGCGTCCGTCGCCGGACTTGGTTCGGGTACGAGGAGCTCGAAGTCTCGCCGGAAGCCTGCGACATCAGTCGCGTGGCTCTGGGCCAGGTCCGAGCCCTTGACCATCACAATGACCGCCAGATCGACGCCGTCGTCGGCTCGGTGGTCGAGGCCCGGTTCGAAGGGCCCAACCTCGTCGGTCGCATTGTGTTTGCCGACACCGACATTGGCCGGAAAGTCGAGGGCATGGTCGCCCGCGGCGAGCTCACGGGCATCAGCTGCGGCTACACCATCGAGACCTTCGAACTGGTCGGCATCGAAGATGAACGCGAAATCTGGCGAGCCACCCGGTGGTCGCTGATGGAGGTCAGCTTCGTATCAGTTCCCGCAGACGCGAACGCCGGGGTGCGTTCTGCGGGCCAATCCCCCGGAACCCCCGGCGAGCCCGCCGATCCCCAACAGGAGAAAGAGACCATGCGTACCCGCCTCATGGGCGGCGCGGCCGCCGCTGCGCTGTCCCCCCACACCGACACTGCCGCTGCTCCGACCGGCGAACCCGCCGCTCGTGCCGCTGCTCCGGTCGCCCAGCCCGCCGCTACTGGCGTCGGCCTGACCGATGGCCTTCGCCTTCTGGAGCAGGCTCGCCCGTTCGGCGCCGATGTCGAAACTCAAATCCGCGCGCTCGTCACCGACCCGGCTCAGACGGTCCAGTCCGTCGAAAGCGCGATCCTGGCCGCAGCGTCTCGCGCTCAGGCCGCGCAAACGGCGGCGGTGGCGGCAGGCGCCGGCGCACGCGTGAGTTCGGACGAGCGCGAGACCCAAAGCCGCGGCATGGTCGACGCCTTGGTCTCCCGCATGACCCACGCTCAACCGACGGACGTCGGGCGTCAGTACCGGGGCCTGCGCATCGTGGACCTGATGGCCGAGCGCAACGGGATCGCCTCGCGCAACGTGGACGAGATCATCGAGCGGTCGGTGGGCATGCACACCACGTCGGACTTCCCGAACCTGCTCCAACAGGCGGCGAGCCGCGTGCTGCTCGCGTCCTACACTCAGGCTCAGCCGATCTATCGCACCTTCTCGGCGCGCCGGAACTTCCAAGACTTCCGTCCGCACAGCATGCTGCGCATCGGCGAGTTCCCGCTGCTGGAAGAAGTGAACCAGTCGGGCGAGATCAAGTCCGGCACCATCCCCGAGTCCGCTGAGAAGGTCGGCCTGAAGACCCGCGGCCGCAACATCGCGCTTACTCGCCAAGCCCTAATCAACGATGATCTGGGCGCATTCGCCGACATGGCGGCTGCGGCCGGTCGCTCTGCCGCCCGGACTGAGGACAAGGTCGCTTTCGACGGCCTGCTCAGCAACAACGGCAAGGGCCTGAAACTGGCCGACGGCAAGACCCTGTATCATGCCGATCACGGCAACCTCGCTGCCGCGGGCGGCGCGATCAGCGAGACCACGGTCGACGCGGGCAACCAAGCCATCCGCTTCCAGAAGGGGATTGGCGACGAGGTGCTGGATTACAGCCCGGCGATCTTGCTGGTGGGTCCGAAGCAAGAGCTGGCCGCCCGCAAGTTCGTGGCGGTGGTCAACGCCGTCAGCCAGGACGAGTTCAACCCGTGGGCTGGCCGCCTGCGCGTCGAGGTTACGGCCCGGATCACCAACAACAGCTGGCGGCTGTTCACTGACCCCAATGAACTGGCGGCCTTCGTCTACGGCTACCTGCGTGACGCTGAAGGTCCGATGGTCAGCCAGCACGAGCCGTTCAATCAGGACGGCATCGTCTGGAAGGTGCTGCACGACTTCGCGTTCGGAGCGGTCGATCATCGCGGCACCTGGCTCAACGAGGGCTGATCGCCCGCCTCATCATCCCTGACTTGGGCGGCTTCGGCCGCCCTCGTCGTTTCTAAGGACCAGACGACCATGAAGACCTACATCCAGAAGGGCGACATCCTCGACTTCATCACCCCGGCAGGCGGTGCGGTTGCGGGCGTTCCGCTCATCATCGAGAAGGCGTTCATCATCCCCGCCAGCACCACGGAGGAGGGGGAACCTAACTCCGGCGCTGTCGAGGGCGTTTACGAACTGCCCGCCTCGGGGGCCGCGGCTGCCCAGTTCGCCACGGCCTATTGGGACGCCGCGGCTGGTGCAGCCACCGGCGCCGCCACCGGCAACACGAAGATTGGCTATTTCACGGACGCGAAGGCGGGCGCCGCCGTCACTGCCCGCGTCAAGCTGATCCCGGCAGCTTGAGCCTGAAGCCAGGAGGCGTTGATGCGTAACTTCAGCGGCCTCCTGGCCCGCCTCGATCGGGCCGTTGAGCGCAAGCTCTGCGACGATGCCTTGTATTTCGGCGACGAGGACCCAGACGCGGCAGAGGGCCTCCGGGTTCGGGTGATGATCGATCACCCACGGTCATCCGACCGGCTCTCCGGCGGCATGTCGTTTACCCGATCCCGTCCGGTTCTCCGGGTCGCTCGAGACATCCTCCCGCACTTGGCCGAAGGCCATCTGTTCCGGGTCGACGACGACGTGTGGGCACTCGCCGAGGCGCCTGTCGCCGAAGACGACGGTCGGTGGTGGGCCGCCGAGGTCGAACCGGGATGAACCTCAACGGGGTCCAGCTCCGCGCGGCGCTGACGGGAGACTTCGACAAGGAGGTCAACAAGGGCCTGACCAACGTGGAGACCGCGCTACAGGCCGCCCTGTTCGACTACGCCGTCGATACTCAGGGCAAGTGGCGCCAGGACGTGGCGCAGTCGGGGCTTCGGAACGCCCAGCGCCTGACCAAAACCATCCGCGTCCGCAAGTACAAGAACAGCGGCCTTAACCCGGCCGCGCAGGTTTTCTCGACCTTCCCGATCCTTCAGCGCGCCTTTGAGCAGGCGACGGTGGTTCGGTCTCCTGAGGGTCACTTCCTTCTCATCCCGAACCCCGACGTCTGGCCCAATGGCCGGGTTGTCAGGCCGAGCCGCAACGGCGGCCAGCGGACCAACACACTCGCCCTCGCGGAGCAGCGCTTCGGAAAGCTCAGGCTGATCTACCGCCCCGGCAAGGCGGGCCTCCTCGTCGCCGAAGCCAGGTCGAGCGCTTCGCGACCGGGCACCTTCAAGAAGGCGAGCGCCACAGCGCTTCGGACCGGACGGGGCCTGACCACCATCGTTGTCTTCTACGTCGTCAAGGAAGCCCGTCTCCCACGAATGCTGCGGGGCAGCGTGATCCGGGATCGGGCCCGCGCGAACGCCAGCCGAGAGATCGACCGGCGCTTCATCCGCTATTTCCAGCAGGGCTCTTCAGTCCCGCTTCTGACAGGGCCGAGCAATGATTGAACCGGCGTATCAGGAACTGGCTGACCAACTGGCGCAGGCGCTCGTCGCCGTTGGCTTCATCCCCAGCGGCGATAAACTGAAGATCGATCCCGAGGCGCCCTTCACTCCCACCGGAGACGAGAAGTCGCTGGTCTGTGCAGCGGCGCTGGTGAAACTCGGCACCGCACCTGTGCGGCATATCCTCGGCGGCTCTGCTACCCGTTACGTCATCGACCGACAGTGTCGACTGGAACTGGCGGCGGCCGGGCCCGCCCGTCTCATGCGATCCCTTCGCGTGAATGACGTCCTCGATGCAGTGGCGGTTATCCCCCGTCTTTACCCGACGCTCTCGGGCAAGGCTGAGCGCCTGACCATCGGCGAACAGACCGATGACGAACTGCCGCCCAACGGCGTCAGCCTTTTCCTGACCTTCACCATTCGAGTCCGGTCCGGCGATGCGCTGGGCCGAACCCCTTAAGGGAGCACGACCATGCCGAACGACATCTGGTACGGCGGCGATTGCGAAACCCGCATCGGCCGCCGCGCGGATCTGAACACCGCCCCGACGGCCTGGCAGGCTGTCGAGTTTCTGACGCTGAGCATTACGCCATCGCAGGAATGGCGCCCGCGGAACAAGCTGGGCAATCCTGGCATCCGCAAGAACGTCCTCGATCCCACCCGCCCGCGCAAAGGCTTCTTCCGCCTAGCGGGAGAACTGGTGCTGGACGCGGACACCCGTCAGCTTCCGATCTGGCTGCGCTTCGGCATGGGCGCCCCGGCCGCTGCGGTCGAAAATGGCGACCTGTTCGACCATGTCTTCGAAAGCGGCTCGAAGGCCGAGCAGTATTTCGACATCGCCATCAAGGTCGGTGACAACGACATCCGCGTTTATGAGGCCCTGACCATCGCGCAAATCTCGACCCAGTTCACGGGCGAGACGACGCAGGACTTCAACATCAACATCTCGCTGGCCGGTCTGCGACGCCGCAAGGCGACGGCCTTCCCTGCAGGGACCGTCGCGCCCGCTCCGACCGAGGCGCCTATCCTTCGCGCCATGTTCATGGTGAACGCGGCTGCGGCGGACAACATGCTCTCCGGCAGCTTCAGCTATAGCCGAACGCTGCAGGAGGGCATCTACCTGAGCCCGACCCCCACCATGTCGAGCCTTCGTCCGAACGGCGCCCAGCACTCGGGCTCGGCCTCCTACCGCGCCATCGGCTTGGCCTTCGATGTGATGGAAGAGGAGGAGACGACCTTCTCGGCGGCCTTTGACCTGCTTGGGGTGGTGGAAGACCATATGATCCGCCTCGAGCATCCCCAGGCGCTGCTGTCGCCTAGCCCGCTGCCCATCGACGGCGTCGGGGCGATTGAACGAACGATCAACTGGTCGCCCTATCAGACAGCCGCCGCGGGCGCCGCGCGCATCGTGATCACGAACGACGTGGAGACCTATCCGTGACGGTCGTCGTCTCCACGCGGACCGAACCTGTTACGCAGCCCCTCAGCCCGCCCTTCCAGTCGATGACGGTGACAGTCCGTCGCCTGCGAACGCCCGAATGGGAGGGCGCTCGTGACGCTGCGCAGGCGATCCTGCGCGACGATGGCAAGCTGCTCCCGCTTCTGATGGAGCACGAACTCCTCCCCAAGGGTGGCGTGAAGGCGCTGCGCCAGATGCGCGAGAAGTCGCCGCTCCAGTATGCCGTCTTCCTGTCGGGTATCGGGCTCTGGCTGACGGCAGTCGAGTGCGCTCTCGTCGGACTTATCAGCTGGGAGGGCGTGGTCGACGAGGAGACGCGCGAGCCTGCACCGATCACCCGAGAGGTTCTGCAGGTGCTGCTTCTCGATGATCGCATGAGCGACCAGCTGATGAGCATCCTGACGGAGGCGGCCCGGCTGTTGATCGTCGAGGGAAAGCCCTCAGGGGTCTAGCCGAGTGGCTCTTCGGAGCCCGTAAAGACGGCGTCGGCCCCGACTACTGCAACAACTGCGCGAAGATCGGGGCGCCCTGCGCGCGCGGCATACCCGACGCTTCGGGGCGCAACTGCCCCCAGGTCGAACACGCCTGTCGCACCCAAGAAGGGCGCCGGGTGTGGGACGCGGTTCAGCGATCCAGCGGGTGGACCGGGGGCGGGATGATGCCCGTTAGGGTGGACCGACAATCGGTGCGGACTCGCCTCGAAGATGTCCCCGGCTGGATCGTGGAAACTCTGCTCGACGACTTCGAGCCCGCAGCGCTGGCGGCACAGGCCGCCGCTCGGAAGAAACGGGCGGGCGGGTCGCCGAAGCCTGACACGGAGGCGGACGATGACTGACACGACAGCTGGTCGCGGCGGCGTCGGCATTCGCCTGTTTGTTGAGGGCGGCGCCCTTGTCCGCCGCACGTTCAACCAGATCGGCGACAGCGGCCGCAAGATGTGGTCCGAAATCGCGTTGGGCGAGCGCTCTGCGAACCCTGCCATCCGGGCTTTGTCCCTCGGGGTGGGAGAAGCGAAGGGGGCGATTGACGGCCTGACCAGCCGAGCGGGCGCTGCCGGTGTCGCCTTGGGCGCATTCGGCTTCGCCGGGATCGCTCTGGCTGCGGTGCTGGGCACCGTGGCCATTGCGACCCAAGGCGCATTCCAGGCGATGGAAGGCGCGGCGGTCCTGACTGACACGGCCGAGCGCATCGGCCTCGGCGTCGAAGCCCTGCAGGAATGGCGCTACGTGGCTGACGAGGCGGGCGTCGACACCGCCAAACTCGAAGCGGGGATGGAAAAGCTCAACGGCGTCCTCGGCCGGTTCAAGCTCGGCATTGCCGACGGCAAGCTGAAGCCGGTCTTCGAGGAGCTCGGGATCACTAAGGCACAGCTCGACAATGTCACCACGGCCGATCAGCTGCTGACGCTACTGGCTTCGACGCTGGGCCAGATCGACGACCGCGCCAAACAAGTCGCGCTGGCCCGCTCGCTGGGCATTGAAGAGCTTCTCCCGATCCTGCGCCTGGGCTCCGACGAACTCGAACGGCTGAAGAACGAGGCCAGCGAACTCGGCTTCGTCATGGGCGCCGAGACGGTCGCCGAACTGGACAAGGCCGACCGGGCGATGGAGCGCGCTGGCCAGCAGTTCCGCGTCATCCGCGACACGGCCGTCGCGCCGCTGGCGACGATCTTCGCCGACCTGACGAGCGAGATCGCGAAGAGCTCGGTCGAGATATCGAACATGACCAGCCAGCTTCCGGCCTGGCAGCGGGCTATCGCGCAGTTCGCCCAGTGGGTGCCGGGCGTGGGTGGGTTGGTTCGCAATGTCGCGTCCAACGCAAAGGGCGCGTTCGCGCCTGGCGCCAATCAGGACGCCTTTGAGGACTTCGACATCTGGTCGCTCGACCTGCCGGGCGTGCTTCGTCCGGGAGGCGGCGGCTTTGCTCCGCTCGGACACTCGTCGGGCGGCGGCGGCGCCTCCGCGCGCGCTGAAAAGGCCCGCCTTGAGCGCGAGGCTGAACAGCGCAGGCAGCGCGAGATCCGGGCGAACGAACGCCTGGCGCGAGCCGACGATGATATCGCCCGTGGATACGACCGGGGCTTCCTCTCCATTGAGGGCAAAGCGGCGTACGAGATCGCGGACCTTGAACGGGAACGCGCGGCCCGCCTGCGCGAGATCGCTCGGGATGAAGAAGAGTACGTGCAGTCGAAGGGGCTGCGTGGCCTGACGGAGGCCGAGGCCCAGCTTCTTCGCGCGAAGCAGGATGAGCTGACCGGGCAGAAGAAGGCCGCCGTCGAGTGGGAGGAGCGCCGAGCCCTTGCTGCGCGCCGCCTGCGCGACGAGGAGGATAGCGCCCGCGCAGCGCTGGAACTGCTCGACATCGAGTCCCAGATGGCGAGCACAGCGCGGGAGCGCGTGCGCATCGAGCGCGAAATCCTCCTGGCCTCTATCGAGATGGCCAGAAAGCGCCGGGCGGCAGAGCTGGAGAATGATCCCGAGCTTGACGACGCCGAACGTCGCCGCCGCCTGAGCGTATTCGACCGAGGCAATCAGCGCCGTGTCGAACTCTTCGACCATCGCGAAGAGGAGCGCCTCAAGGAACAGTTCAAGAGCTATGGCCGCGAGGTTGTGCAGGCCATCGAAGACGGGCGCATCGGCGAGTACATCGGCGACCAGCTGAAGCAGCGCCTCCTCGATGGCGCGCTCGAGCAGCTCTTCAATCTGTTGAAAGGCGGCTTCAGTGGACTGGGCGGCGCCCGCGGCGGCGGTTCTGGCAGCGGCCTCGGCGGCTGGGTGCAGGGCGCCATGAAGTTCGCTTCGTCTTTCTTCGGCGGCGGCCGGGCGGCGGGCGGCGGGACGCGCGCGGGCCAGTTCTACACGACCGTTGAGCATGGACGGCCCGAGCTCTTCATGATCGGCGGTCAGGGTCACGTCACTTCAGCGGCAGAGACTGTGCGCATGCTTCAGGACAGCATGGGCGGCGGCGGCGGCAGCGGCTCGGCTCCGGTGGTTCAGCAGCGCAACGTGTTCGACTTCAAGGGGGCTGTCGTGACGGAAGACCTGATCGCCCAGGCGAACTCCAACGCCCAAGAAGCCGCGCAGAACGCCTTCAATGGAGCCCGCGAGGTTGTGCCTTCAGACCGTGCGCGAACGGACCGATACACGCGGGGGCGCCGCTGATGCCCATCCTGCTTCCGACGCTGCCGCCAGCAAAGCAGTCGTTCCGGCTGGTTTCGTCCAAAAACGTTCTCGAGCCCGCTTTCGGCGGCGGCGAACTTGAGCTGCGCCGCAAGGGCAGCCGATACGAGTTCGCCTATGACCACGGCGAGATGGACTATCTCGAGAGCCTGGCTTGGTCGGATCTGCATGTCGAAGGCGACACTCTCGTTGCGCCGGTGTTCCAGCCGGGGCTGGATGTGGGGGAGCCGGGCGCCGCGCCGGTGGTGAACGGCTCGGGACAGATCGGCGCAGCGCTCCGCATTCGGGCGCTGACGCCGGGCTACTGGTTCAGGAAGGGTCAGTTCCTCTCGGTTGTGAACGCTGACGTTCAGCGGTTCCTGTACCGGGTATTCGAGCCGACGCAGGTCCTGCCCGACGGCACCGTCACTCTGCCGCTCTACACCCTTTTGCGGCGTCCGCACCCGGACGGGTCGCTGGTCGAGATCAAGGAGCCGAAGATCGAGGGCTATCCCCGCGATGTGTCGGACATCGAGGTCTACGACAACCATAACGTCGAGGTGTCGTTCAAGATCAGGGAGCGCGAGTGATGGATAGCGCGCTCGTCGGCGGTTACCAGCAGCCGAGCCCGATCACCGCCACTCTGGTGCGGTTTGACATGCCGGGCGGGCCCATCTGCATGACGGACGGCGGCTTCACGCAGTTCGACGCCAATGAGGGCAACGGCCCCGAAATCTACTACGGCCACCACCCCACCTATGGCCGCCTCTCGATGGTCTCATCGATCAAGGATGGCGCCGAGGCCCAGACGACGCGGGTTGATATCACCATCCTCCCGGCCTCAGACGTCGCGGCGGCTGCGCTCGCGGCGCCCTCAATGCAGGGCGTGCGGGTGCAGTGGTGGGAGGGAGTCATTCACCGTCAGGACGGCCTGCTGATCGGCTATCCCGAACTGAAGTTCGACGGCGAGATCGATAAGCCCAGGTTCCGCGTCGGAGGCAACTGGGCGCTCACGATCGAGTGCGGTACTCAGGCCGAACGGCAGCTCGAGCCGAATACGGACTGGCGCCTCAACAACGCCTTTCATCAACGCTGCTGGCCGGGTGAGCTCGGCATGATCAACGTCGATGGTGTGACACGCAAGGAAGAGTGGCGTTCGCGCCCGCCTGATCCCGGCCTGTTCAAGCGCCTGATCAGCACCTTCGTCCCAATTTCCAAAATGTTCTGACGGGGTCCGAATGGCCACGACGATCAAGCGGGCTGCGGCGACGCAAGCCTGCATGGACCGCTTTTGCGGGCGAACCTACGCGCCTGGGGTTCGCGACTGCGGCAAGCTGACCGCCCATGCTCTTCATAAGCAAGGTCGCTCAGCGAAGCTCATCAACGCCTCGCGACACACGACTGAGGCCGGGGCGGTTCGGTACATCCGAAAGGCCGGGTTCAAAGACCTTCTGGGCCTGATGGACGCAGTGCTTCCCGGTTGTCGGATCGCTCCGGCCGAGACCATGCCCGGCGATATCGTGGCCCTGGCCATGCCGGATGGCGACCCCTTCGGCTGTTCCCTGACCGTGGCTCTCGACCCCTGCGCCATACGCGTGCTGGGGTTCAAGGACGGCGTCGGCCAAGTCCTCCTGCCGGTTGAAATCGTGACGGCCTGGAGGGTCTGACATGCCCCAGGTTGCGCTTGCTGCTGCCAGCTTCACGACGACGGCGGCGACGACGGCGATGGCGGCCACCGCGGCGAAGGCCGCGATGGTGGCCACCCTGAAGTCGGTCGCGATCAGCGTGGTCAAGAACCTCGCTATCGCAGCGGCCATGTCTGCCCTTCAGCCGCAGGTGGGAGCAGCGGGGCGTACCTTCGAATGGACGCTCGATCCCGATGGGCCGATCCCGTTCGCAGCGGGCCGCGTTGGTGTGGCTGGCTCTGCGGTCCATCGGAAGACCTTCGGGCCGGACCTGATGTACTACGGCTTCGTCTCCATCATTTCGGGCGCTGGTCCGATTGATGGCTACGAGACGTTCCGGGGCGACGACGAGTTCGTCACCTTCGACGCCGCAGGCAAGGCCGTCACCTCCCAGTGGACCGGCGAAATGTGGATGCAGCGGTCGCTCGGCTATCAGCCGGACACCGCCCTGCCTTCGCCCTCTGGACTGAAGCACAACGCCACACTGCCGATGTGGAGCGGGTCGCACCGGCTCTCCGGCAAGGCCGGGTATATGCTGGTGCTCGGGGAGAACTCGAAGCGGTCGGCCTATCCGACAGGCGAGCCGAAGCCTCTCCATGTCGTCCGCGGCCTGAAGGGCTGGGACCCGCGTCGTGACTCGACTTATCCGGGCGGCTCCGGGCCGTGTCGCCTGCATGACCCATCGACCTGGATCTACATCACCAATCCGATCCTTTGGGGTCTGAAATGGGCGCTCGGCCTGTGGGAGAGCCCGGTCGGCAAGGGGGCGCCGCAGGTCGGCTATCAGGTCGGTGGCATCGGAGCGAAGCTATCGGGCATAGACGTCCCAGCTTTCGTCGCTGCGGCGAACGTCGCCGATGCGAACGGCTGGACGGTTGCCGCCTATCCCACGACGGATGACGACAAGAGCCAGGTGCTCGACTCGTTCCTGCAGGCTGGCGGCGCCATCTACGCCCAGCGCGCGGGCAAGATCAGTTGCATCAGCCGGGCAGCTCCCCGCCCGAGCCTCGTCACGATCACGGCGGTCGATACGGCGGGGCCGCTGGAGATCGATACGGCGGCGAGCCGCATCGACCGCATCAACACAATCCGCCCGAAGTTCTGGTCCGAGGCGCATCGCTGGCAGCTGACCGCCATCGATGACGTTACGGCGCAAGCCTATCAGGACGAGGATGGCGGCGTCCGCCCGCGCCCGCTCGACTATCACTACGTGCCATCGGCCAAGCAGGCGGCGCAGCTGGCGGCCCTGCAGATCGCTCACACGCGCGAGGGCATCGCCGGGGTCATACCGCTCAAGCCGCACATGCAGCGCATCCGGCCGGGCGACGCCTTTACGATCACCGAGCCGGGCTTCGTACTTAACGGCTTGAAGTGCCTATGCCTCAACACCGAATACGATCCCGCCACGCGCATCGTGCGTGTCACCTTCGTGAGCGAGACGGATGGGAAGTACGAATGGGCTCTGGGCCAGAGCCCCACGCCCCCAGCGCCGCCCGCGCTAACGCCGGTCGACCCGACACATGTGTCGCCGCCTCTTCCAGGCGACTGGACGGTCGTTCCGCGTCCGCCCGCGCCGGGCGGCGGCCAACTTCCCGGCTTTGACCTTGGCGGGATCGTCTCTAACGAGACTGCGACGGCGGTGATCGTCGAATACGGCCCGACAGCTACGGGTCCGTGGACCCAGGCATATCAAGGGCCGCCTACGGTCACCACGATTCCGATCGACGGCCTCCAGCCGGGTGCGACCTATTACATCGCCGTCCAGTACCAGCGGAACCAGAACTATTCTGATCGGCATGTCTATGGCCCCTACACGGCGCCCAACTTGGAGCCGTCGCACCTCAACTCTGAGCCGGTTCAGGACATCCTCGACAAGCTGACGAACACGGCGGACCTGGCCGAACAGAACCGTCAGGCCGTCGCCGACCTGGAAGAGGTCTACGGCGACACGGCCAGCGCGGCGGCGTCTGCTGCGGCGGCGGCTATTGAACGAGCGTCGGCAGAAGCTGCGGCTGCCCTTTCAGCGAACAAGGCGGAGGACGCCGCCGCGTCGGCTGTGGCCGCCAGCACGTCGGCCGGGGAAGCTCTCGGCTCGGCGTCCTCGTCGGCCGCCAGCGCGTCGGTCGCCTCTACCAAGGCCGACGAGGCGGCAGTATCCGCCAGTGCTTCAACGGCGGCGAAAACGGCGGCTGAAACCGCACGGGGTCAGGCGCAGACGGCCGCGACCAACGCAGCTAACAGCCGAGACGACGCGGCCGGATCGGCGGCCAGCGCCAGCACCAGCGCGACGAACGCGGCTAACAGCAGGGACGCGGCGGCAGGTTCAGCCAGCGCGGCGGCGGGATCAGCATCGGCAGCCAATACCAAGGCGGGTGAGGCCGGAACCCATGCGGCTGCGGCTATGGCGTCCAGCGTCACAGCCACTTCGGCCCGAGACGCCGCCAGAGACGCCGCGATTGCGGGCCTGCCGGACACCATATCACCGACCCTTTGGACACTGGCCTCTGCGCTCGGCGCTCCGAACGCCCGCGCCGATCTGCCCGCAGCCTATATCGTCAACGGAGCCTATAAACCTCCAGTCGGCCTCTATGCGCCTGCCGGTCCAAAGGCTTTCTTGGCCTGGCAGGCGGGCCGCATCTATGAGGTGACGATGACCGTCACCGGCGGCGGCGCGGACGCATACGCGCGATTTGTCGTAGAGCGTCGGGACGCGGCCTACGCCACTCGTCTGTCTGGAACTGGATCGACTGCCCCGATTTCGGTCCCGGTGGGCCAGACCGTCACGATCACGCGGCGCTTCGGTCTGGGCGTGGCCGTGACCGGCGGGACCAATCTTACACAGCTGGACGCGGCGTGGGTCGGTTTCGCCGCGCACGTCAACACCAACGCTTCAGCCGCATCGACGGTCGCGGGCGCCAATCAGTCCGTCACGTCCTTTACGATCAGAGACGTGACGGCTCAGGTCGGAAGCGAGACGGCCGCGTCGGCGTCAGCATCCTCGGCGGCAAGCGCGGTGGCCAGCGAGACAGCGACGGGGCTAAGCGCAAACTCGGCAAGCGGGTCGGCCACCACTGCGGCGACCAAGGCAGGCGAAGCCTCATCTTTCGCGGCCCAAGCAGCCGGGTCTGCGTCAGATGCAGCAGGATCGGCTGTTACCGCGTCTCAGGCATCCGGCACGGCGGTGTCTGCCAAAGATGTGGCTGTCGGGGCGCGAGACGATGCCCAAGCTGCTGCTGCCTCGGCGATAAGCCAATCATCCAGCGCCAGCGCATCGGCGGCTAGCGCGCAAATCAGCGCCAATCTGGCCGCCCAGGTGGGTGGCGGATCGCTGAACCCCAATCCGGCGTTCACTGCATGGGCGGGATCACCCGCGTCAGGGCCGGACAACTGGACTGTCGCGGATTCCGCCAATGGGACGCTGTCCAAGGGGCCGGGGGCCAATGGCCTGCCGCACAGCCTGCGGACGGCGTCGTCGAGCGCGGCCAACTTTGGCGTCAACAGCGCGACCTTCGCGGGTGCGTTCGGCGGCGAGTGGTTGGTCCTGGCGGCCGAGTTTACTCTCGTCTCGGGCGACCTGCGCGGTGCGGGAGCGTCTATCCATAGACGCCAGAATGGCTCGTGGGTAAGCAGCGCGAACGTGAACCTGGCGACCGAGAAGGATGCGGCGGGGAACGTCGCTGGCTCTGGCGTGGCAGGACGCCGATACAGTTTTACAAAGTTGATCGATGGCCGAGGCGTCGGGATCAACGGCTACAGCGTGTTGGGCTGGGCGCGTAACTCGACCTTCAGCCCTGTCGGCGCAGCAACTCTCGACTGGCATCGCTTGTCTGTCCGGACGGCCACGGCCGAAGAGGTGGCGGCCGGGACGGTGCTTCCGGCCGTGCAAGCGCAGGCCTCGTTGGCCCTGTCAACCTCGGTGGACGCGCTCACCCAGTTGGGACAGGCCGCCTTTGAGCTCATCCTCGCCTCTGGCAACATCCCTGCCTACATCAAGGCGTTGGCCGGGCCGGGGGGAAGCGAGACCGCTTTCGCCGCGACGAAGCTGTTTCTGCGCAACGTGGTGGGCGATCAGATCGTCACCGCCCTCGAACTGATCAACGGCGAGGCCTATTTCGGCGCGCCGGTCAGCGTGGACATTGATGGACGACGGCTGACAATCGGCCCCGGCTTCGGGACGGCGGATTCTCAGGTCATCCTCTGGTTTGGCCCCAACACAGTCGCCCTGGCGAGCATGAACCGCACGAACGGCTACCTTGCGCTCGGGACGGACGGTCGCGTCTACTACGGGAACGCCGAACTCGGAGGCGGCGGGAAGACCTCTGGCGTCAGGACATTCTCCTCTGGGCCGGGCGGATCGGCGGTCCAGACGGTGATCAACGGCGTTCTGGCGGGGTCTCAGATCGGGGTCTCCATCCACCTGACGGGCGGCACCCTGACGACCAACAACAGCATGAACGGGTCGGTCCAGCTCTTCGAGACGAGGGGCGCCAACCCCCGCCTTTTGTTCTCGCAAGCCGTCACAGCGACATCGAGCGGCCTGCAGGAGCCGGACGGGTCATGGGGCGTCGGGCAGGAGCCCAGCGCCAGCGGCAACGCCATCGGCCAGTACGGCGGCGATGTCACCTATCGCGCAGAGTTCGTCCGCACCGGCGGCTCGGACTACGAGCAAGGCGCCGTCATCAACGCAACCGTCACCATTACCCCCCCGATCTAACGGAAAGGCCCTGTCCAATGGAACTCGCCATCATCGCCGCGCTCATTGTTATGGCCGTCGTCGTCATCCTGCGCAGCAAATCGAAACCCCGCACAGGGCGCGGGCGCCCCGACCCCGGCGACGCTGGGACGGACGCTCCGATCCGAGGTGACGAGCAAAGTTGATCCCTGAAACTATGGAGACTGACCGATGACCACCACTCTAGAAGACCACCTCGCCGCCCGCCGCGTCCATCAGGACGCCGTGGGGCAGAAGCTTTGCGAAATCCTCGAGCTGATCGAGCAGGCCCAAGCGGACGGCTTGTATCCCGATGGGCTGACCGCCGAACTGGCCCAGGTGCGCCTGCTCGCCATGGTCAACGCCAAGGTGCTGTGCGCGCCGGAGCCCGAGGCCGAAGAAGAGCCCGAGGTCCCGGCCGAGCCGGACGCCTGACGAACCACTTCGCCACCCGCACAACCCATCGCGTAGGAGCCCGCATGTCCGCAGGCGACGAGATCATCACGCCGGTCAGCAAGCCGGAGGCCCAGGCCCTGGCCGAAATCCACGCCATGCGCGGGCTGACTGACGCGGTCGCCGCGCTAGGCCGTCAGGTCGAGCGGATGAACGCCAAGGTCGATGACGTGCGCGAGCGGGTCATCAAGCTGGAGGCGCGCGAGTACGAGCGCCAGATCGAGGCCCTGAACGAGCGCCTGTCCGCAGCCTTCAAGCGGATCGACGATCTGGAAGGGACGCGGGACCAGCAGAAGGGAGCCAAGGCTCTGGTCGACTGGCTGCGTCAGACGGCGCCGTGGCTTCTGGCCGGCGCCGCCGCCTTCGCGGCAGGGCTCGGCATCAAGAACGGAGTTGGATCATGACCGACACGCCCATCCAGCCGCCCGCCACCCGGCTTGAGCGCATCAAGAGCTTCATCGGCGATCTGGCCCGGCCCTTCGCCATCATCGCCACATCGTTCGCAGCGTCCTGGGCGACGATCGTCATCGCCTATCGGGTCGAGAACGGAAACGACGGCGCCATCTTCATCGGCGGCGTCTTCGCGGGCGTCGGCGCCCTCTACATCGGCAAGGCCTGGGAACTGGCGAAGACCGGCAAACAGAATGCCGAGGTCGAGATCGCCAAGGCGAAGACCGACGCGGGCTGATCCCGCCAACACCCTCACAATCTGAACTGGAGACACCATGCTCGACGCACGTCGATTGCAGGGCCGCCTCGGCGTGTCCGTTGACGGCATCATCGGCGCTGGAACCCTAACGGCGCTGTTTGCGCGGCTGGGCGCGCAGAAGCCGATTGCCGAGGAACTGGGCCTCGCGGCCAATGTCCACTTCCGCACCTACGGTATCCTCGATGGCGGCATGCGCCTGGCGCACTTCATGGGCCAGTGCGGGCACGAGAGCGGCGGATTCCGATACATGGAGGAGATCGCCAGCGGCGCCGCCTATGAGGGCCGCGCGGATCTCGGCAACACCCAGCCGGGCGACGGCCGTCGGTTCAAGGGGCGGGGGCCGATCCAACTGACCGGACGAGCGAACTATCGCCGCGTCGGCCGGCAGATCGGGATCGATCTCGAGCGCCACCCGGAGATCGTCTCGCATCCGTCGATCGGTCTGCTGGTGGGCTGCGTCTACTGGAGCGACCGCAAGCTGAACGCCAAGGCGGACGCTGACGACCTGCTGGGCCTGACCAAGGCCATCAACGGCGGGACGAACGGGCTGGAGGATCGCCGCCGTCGGACGGCGCAGGCGAAGGAACTGATCCTATGACCCCGGCGAAGATCGAATACGCGGTCGGACAGACCCGTCATAAGCAACCGCTGCGTCTCGTGAAGAGCCGCTCCTATGACGGCGCTACCGAATGGACGCTGTATCGCGATGAGGCCAGCCAAAGGGACGATCGAACCTTCATCGCCGGGCTTTCTGACGACGTGATCCTGGCCATGGCAGAGGCCGTCAAGGCGGAGCAACGCCGATGATCCGGCTCCGCACCCTATCCGCCACCAGCTGGCTCACCGTCGCCTGTCTGGCGCTCGCGGTGATCGTGCTGGCCATGTGCGCCACAGACGCCCGCCAGAGGGCCGCTGACAAGCTTCGACAGGCAGAGGCAGGCAAGACCATGGCCGATGGCCGCACGGCTGCTGCGCAGGACGCCAGCGCCATCCGGGACCGGGCCGACGCCCGAGACCAGTCCACCGCTTCCATCGTCACCCAGGCCGAAAAGGAAATCCGCCATGCGCCTGATCGCAATGCTGCCGCTGATGCTGCTCGCCGCAGGGTGTGCCAGCTCTCCGATTACCGTGATGCACAGTGCGCCGTGTTCCGCACTGATCCCGGCCGGGTGGACTGAGCCTGTCCCGTCCGCCGTCCTTCCGCAGGAGCCCTCCGACGAGCGGGACTGGATGGCGTTCGGGGTGGCGCAGACCGGCGCGCTCAGGACAGCCAACGGGCGAACGGCCGACGTGATCGGGATCGTGCGGGCGTGTGAGGTGCGGGACGCGGAGGCCGTGGAACGAATAGGGCGGCCGTGGTGGGCTCGTCTCAGGCCGGGCTGATCATTTCGGCGCCGTCACCAATATGATCCAGCGTCGAGCCCTCAGGCTCCGCTTCGAGGCCCGCTCCGGTTCGCCGGGGCGGGCTTTCGTCAATTGAAAAGGCCCCGCCGAAGCAGGGCCTGAACACTACGCGGCCATAGGCCAAGTTTCTTGATCGGTCGCGTCGATCCTAATTGGCGGCTCTGCAGACGAGCCGACAGCCCAACTCGCAAGCTCTTTAATCGAGGGAAGGCCTTCCTTCTCACCGACATGCTCAAGTGCAAGCACACGGATCACAGTGTCAGCCGTAGGATCTACAGGGTTCTTACCTTTTTCCCACCGAGCTACAGTTTGGGCATCTTTGTTGATGCGCGCGGCGAACTCAGCCTGGGTAAGTCCCAGCTCAGTGCGAATGAACCTGACCTCGCGTCCCGTGATCCCAGATGGTTTCGTGGCGATAGCCTTAACGATGGCGCGGTGCAGCACATTGACGTGCTGGATCGTCACCACCAACGAACCTTCATCATCTTCGCAGGCTTCCAAGCCAACAAGGATCACATTGTCGAGGCCGCACTCATCGTAGCGGTAATCCAGCCTCGTCATAGTTCATCTCTCCACATTACAGTCACTAACTTCAATTCGTTCCGACCATCGGGAATCGTCACGACCCCAACTGAGCGCCCGGCGCTGTTGGGTGTCGTCGCCTCGATGAGATAGCGGAAAAAGTCCGGCCTGCTGGCGGGGCGCGGGGGTTCAAAGACGAAACCCCGTCGGAGGACGTGCAACACGTCGCCCATCGTCAGGTCCCGGTCACGCATTTGCTCTTTAGCGTGAACAGTCCAGCTTAAGGTCAACGAATCCGCCTGAGCGCAAGCGTTGATATTTTTCGTAGCGTCGCCGCTCGACCATTGTCCTGGTCCCATGCCGTCCCCTCGTTGAGGGGCTTCCTATCACGGTGATAGGTTGTGGCAAGTTAAATGTTATTCAAGGTGCATGGTTCCTAAAATCCTGAGAGGCCCATATAGGGCTCGCCTCGATCGCCCGCCTCGGCTCTGGTCAGCACCCGCGTTTCGAACGCCGAGGAGATGGCGACCTTGATGCCTCGGTGCCGGATTCCTTCATCGAGAGACTTGGCCGTGTGATCGATCGCGTAGAGGGTCTCGCACCATTCATCGCTGTTGATCTCGATGAGGCCGGGCTGAAGGTTGGGGTCTTCGCTGGCGGCCGCCATCATGGCGTCGAGAGCGGTGGTGAGTTGGTCGGGCGTCATGGCGCGGTGGTGTAGCTGAGTCGGCCTGTCACGGCCTAGCGTTGGCGCCGGAGCAGGCGCGCCGCCTCTTCCTTCCACAGCGCGCGAAAGCGCAGGACGATGGACGCGGGCAGGTTGGCCGCCGCGCGCGATCGGCGGTGAAGGTCCACGGCTTCGGCCTCGAAGCGTGTCGCTCTGTCCTGGGCGCTCTCGTTCACTGAATCACCAGAGCGCCATCCGGCAGCGCCCGTTGCATCTCCCTGGCGATCTCCCACGGTGCGTTCATCCAGGCCTCGATCTCTTCCGGCTCCGTCAGGATCACCGGCATGGCCTTGGGGTGGACCGACTTCACCGGCTCGCTGGGTTCTGTGGTCAGGAAGGCGAACAGGTCGCACGTCTCCATGCCGGTCTTGATCTTGCGCACGCAGGTCCAATCCATGACGTGGATGCCGGCGAAGAAGGCGAGCGGTTCAGGATCGTCGCCCGACAGCCTGAACCAGACGGGGCGATATCTGCCCTCTGCGTCGCGGCCGGGCTCGCTGAAGGCCGTGAAGGGGACGAGGCAGCGGTTTTCAGGCTTGAGCCATGGGCGCCAGTGAGCCGAGCTGGTGTTGCGCACGTTCGTCGTGCCGCTGTCGGGTTCCATCTCCAGCAGCTTGGGGAAGTCCACCTCCTTGCCCTTGGCGCGTAGCTTGTCGGCCCGCTTGGTGGCGGCGTCCATCAGCACCTTGCGCGACGAGGGCGTTCCCCAGCGGGCGGCAGTCAGGATGCGGTCGCTGCCCTCCCAGCGCACGATGGGAGCCGCGTAGTCGGGGTAGATGTCGCGCGGCTCCATATTCCCGACGTCGGATCGCATGGCCTTGGCGGCGTCCATGAGGGCCTGAGCGCTGGCGGTAGAGGTTGCACATGGGCGGCTCCCTAGAACATCTCGACCTTAAGGCCGCGCCCTTCGGGCGGGTAGGTCCAGAAGCACATACGCCCCTGACAGTGCCGGCGGCGGCAGCGCGCGGTCCGGCCCCAGAGCACGAAATCCTCGCCCAGCGCCTTGCGCACGACGGCCAGGTCGACGGTCATCTCCAGATTACAATGCAGGCAGCAGGCGACCACGGGCCAGCCCTGGCGCTGGAGGTCGCCGACCTTGGCGGCGCGGCCCATCCACTGAGCGCGCGTCCAGTTGTTGTAGCGGGGGTTCATGCCCATGGATCATTCGCCGCGCTTCGCCGCCAGACGAGACCTGGGCCAGTAGTCCGCGCAGTGATGGCCGCCGTAGCTGAACAGGCGGACCACTTCTTGCGGCATCCCCGCTTCTTTAAGGCGGACGTGATCGACGTCGCGCAACAGGTAGGCCACGTCGTCCAGACGCAGACCGCCCTCGGGCAGCCAGGCGATCAGGCGGCGCATTCTCAGCACGTCTGAGGTGTCGCGGTGACTTGAACGGAAGCCGTGGGCGTTCGGATCATTCGCCATCGACACCGACAGGCGGCGCGAGCCGCAGCTG